AGTCCAGGTTGCCGCGTGAACCGGCGTGGTTGTTGTAGTCGGCGCCCCACGGGTAGGTGGTGCCGGATTCGGCGAACGCGGTGAGATGCTGGTGATCGCCGATCCACGAGGTGCCGCCGGTATGCGCGTGGTGGCCCTGCGAGTCGGTCCATGCACCGTGCGCGTGGTCGCCTACCGCGCTGGCGCTGGCGCCATGGGAATGCGCGCCGCCTGCGCCTACGGAAATGGCGTGGCTGTGGTTGCCCGCTGTCGCCGCACTTGCGCCATGGGTGTGGCGGATCACCTCACCCTGGGTGAAGCTGCCGACCGCTTCCGGGTTCAGTGTGTGCGTGACCACCGTGCCTTCCTGCATTGCCGGCAGGTTGAAGGTGGTTGCGCCATCACCGGCGCCGTAGCGGGTACCGATGGCGGCGAACAGGGCCGGGTAGCTGGCACGCGGAACAGCGGCACCATTGCACAGCAGCATGCCGTTGGGCGCGGTGGCACCGGCGAACAGAATCACCTGTCCGGGCACGTGCACGCTGGATGGCACGCCGGTCATGTTGCGCCAGTCCAGGTAGTGGGTGCCGTGGCGGCCATCGAGCAGGTCGGCATCCAGGCCCTTGTCGGCGCCCTCGTCCTTCAACGCGGCCGATTTCAGCCCCAGGGCGGAGCGGAACGCGGCATCGGTGGCGATCGACAGCAGCGTGCGGACGAACTGGGTGGGGGCGCTGGCGCCAAAGCGCTTGTCGATGAAGGCACGCAGCCCGCGCGGTGTCACCGCACGCTGGGCATCTGCACCCTCTTCGGTCTCGGTCGTCGTGGCCAGTTCGACCACGCCCTGCACCTCGGTGGTGGAGGGCGGATAGATGAATTCGGCATTGCCGAACTCGATCAGCGCGGTATCGACTTCACTGAAGCGGGTATCGGTGGAGAGCAGCAGCATCGAGGCTGCGGTCTTCTCCATGATCGGATCGGTCTGGCCGAAGGTTGCAAACAGCGTACCGTCGCCCAGGTACAGGCCGAAGCCGCGCAGGCTGTAGGCGGTAGCGCTGTCGTCACGGATCGTGACGTGCAGCGTGTCGTCGCCCACGGCCTTGCCGCCGAACGTCGAGACCCGCTTGATCTCGCCGGGCAGGGCGGTCAGCCCTGCCGTCGGCGTGAATGCCGTGGACGTCAGGCCGATCTCGGTGATCAGCACGGCACTGGTGCCGGTGTTGGGTGGATTGACCAGCCTGGCGAAGCCGGCGTCGGTGATTTTCAAGCGCATGCGGGGTTTACTCTCCGATCAGTTGGATGCGGCGGAAGGTGGTGCCATGGGCGCCGGCAAGTGCACCGATACCGGCGCTGGCCTGCATGCCCTGGGTGAACGTGAAGTGCGAGCGCACCGGCTTGGTGCGGCTGATCTCGCCGATCACGTCGTCGACGAACTTGGCGGTGGCGGTCTCGCCGCCCTGGTTGGCGATGGTCATCACCGCTTCGAAGGTGTGCGGTGCACCTCGCGGCTGCATTTCCCACCATTCGCGGATCAGGATCGAACCGCCGAACGCAGCCACCACATCGCGGACGCTGCCCCAGGTGCCTTTGCGGCGCTGGATCGCGATCGCGGCGCGCACGCGGGCACGCTTTACCGTTTCCGGCCAGTAGGCCTTCCATTCGTCGACGGACAAGGCCCAGGCCAGCCAGGGCAGCAACGCGGCCGGGCAGCGGTCCGCATCCCACAGCGCGGTGATGTCCACCGGCAGCGGGCGGGTCACCGCAGCACGGGCCAGCGCCCGTTCCGCGCGGGTGGCGTTGGGCGGCAGCAGGGTGGTTGCCGTCGGCACCCTGATCAGCGCGTCGGCGTCGATGATCGAACCGGGAGCGGGAGGGCGGCTGAGCGTGATCACATTGTTGAGCACGCTGTAATCGATCACGCCCACTGGCTCGGGCATGGTGCGGATGTAGCTGGTCGCCTCGCGGCCTTCCTCCACCTGCACGCCCCAAAGGTGGATGCGGCTGTCCGGCTTCAGGCCGGCGTTCCCGCCCGCCCGCCGATCCAGCACGATGCTCACGCCCCGGGGGGCGTCATCCGCGGTTGCGGCATAGGTGTAGCTGTAGCGCTTCCACTCGGTGCCCACCTGCAGACGGGTCCTGCCTGCGCCGGTGGCGCGCATGCCGAAGTCGATCGCACAGGGTTCGGTTGCACGCAGCCAGATGCTGATGGTGCGCACGGCACCATTGGGAAACGCGCTTCCATCCTCGTCCACCACGCCGGCGAAGTTCTGCTCCGGGCCCCCGATCGCATCGGAGACCGGGAAGGACCAGGCACTGGAGCTGCCATCCGGAGCGGGATGACTGGACGACAGGTTGGCCGGCTTCACGTAGAAGCCTTTCCATCGTGGATGGTCGAAGGATGCCGAGAAACGCTGCAGGTTGCGCCGCATCGTATCCGACAGCTTCAAACGCCCCTGCCAATCGGTGCGGTACACCGCCTGCAGGGTGGCCAGTGCGCCACCTGGATGGCGGAACTGCAGGTTGTGCCCATCGATCGCGCCACGCAGGCGTGCATTGATCAGGCGTGCGGTGGAATCATTCATCGTTGCCGCCATGGGTCAGGGTCACCGCGGTGCAGTAGGTGGCCTGGGTCCGGTCCACCACCACGTCAGCCGCCGGGCTGGAAATCTCCACGCGCTGCACGCCCTCGGCATGCAATGCGGCGAACAGGCCGGAGCGGGTGACATCGCGGCCGAGCCGATGCGACTCGGCGATGTAGCGATCCAGGCGCGAGCGTGCTTCGGCCAGCACCACCTGCGAATCCGGGCCGGCGTAGGTGTAGAGCGTGGCGGTGACCGCGTAGTTGATGATTGCCGCCGTGCGTACCAGCACGTGGTCCGTCAGCGGACGCACGTCGGCCGCACTCAGCTTCGCTTCCACTGCGTCGAGCAGCGCCTGGGTGGCCGTGCCATCGGCTTCACGCGACAGCACCGAGACCACCACTTCACCCGGCGACGGACTGGTCGCGCTGGCGTCGAGCACCCGCGGATCGGCACTCAGCGCGTGGAAGATGTAGGCGCCTTCCGGCCCGGCCACGCTGAAGCCTTCCGGACCCAGCTGGATGCGCCGACGGAAATCTTCATCGCTCTCGTAGCGTGGCGGAATGCCTTCCTGCGGCTTGCCCGGGTCCAGCATCTGGCGGCCGATGCCGAAGATCGCGGCCAGCTGGTCCAGGTCGCTGCCGACCGCGTAGGCCAGCATCACGCCACGCGCCGCATCGTTGACGCGCTGTCGGTCGAGCAGGCGCAGGTAGGTGCAGACCTCCAGGATCTTGAAGGCCGGGTCCGACGGCAGCAGCGCGTCGAAGGTGGGGTCGAGCGCCTGCAGTGCGGTCAACGATTCATCGAACAGCGTCTCGAAATCGAGCACTTCGATGACCGCCGGTGCAGGCAGCTGGGAGAGATTGACACTGGTGAACGAGCCGGATGCCACGGTTAGCGAACCTCGATTCCTTCGATGGTGATGGCCTCGCCGTCCGGCAGGTGGATTCCGGTCACTGCCAGGATCATCACGCCGGGGGCGGGGAGGGAGACGTCGACGTTCTCGACGTGAAGCCGCGGTTCCCATCGCGCGAGTGCGTCGACGGTGGCCGCGATCAGGTCCATGCGCAGCGAGCGGTTGGTCGGCGCATCGATCAGTTCGAACACGCGCGAACCGTATTCACGGCGCAGTACCCGGGAGCCAAGGGGCGTGGTGAGAACGTCACGCACGGACTGGTGCAGATGGGCGAGCCCATCCAGTGATTTGCCGGTGTTGGCGTCGATTCCTCGCATGGCCTCTATCGTCGTGGAGTGCGGGTTTTCAGGGCATTGCACGCGTGGCCGCTCAGGGCTGCGCGGGCGTGGTAGGTGCGGTCGGACCCTGTGCGGTGTGCTTGTGTGCCTTCAGGCCGATGGCGCCAGCCTTGACCTCGCCGGATGTGCTGATGTCCTTGCCGGCACTGATCGCACCGGTGACGTCCAGGTCGCCAGTCGCCTTGACCGATGGCGTATCGAGCACGATCGACTCACTGGCGATCACCTGTGCACTTGCACAGGTGACGATGACCTTGCCGCTGCCGACATCGACGTTGAGCGTTGCGGTTTCCTGGTCGTACTCGACAACGCTGCCGTCGGCGAACTCGGTGCGGTGCCGCAGCCGCGAGTCGGCGGGCGCCGGGAACCGGTCCTGGTACAGGCTGCCGAGAACGAGTGCCTGGCCGGGGTCGCCATAGGGGCACGCCAGCAGCACCTGCTCGCCGGGTTCGGGTGCACACCAGCTGCGCACGCCCGGGCCAGCACGGCGCTCCAGCCAGGGAATCCAGTCGGTCAGCATGCCGTCTGCATCCACGCGCACGCGGCCGCCCGCTTCGTCCAGCTCGCGCACGACGCCGATCATCAGCAGGTTGCCGATCAGGCGCGCGTGTTCGGCACTCATGGTGCTGCTCCTTCAATGGGCTGGTAGCGTGCTTCGTGATCACGACCGATCTCCGGTACGAAGCTGTAGAAGGCCTGGGGAACTGCGCCTCCGGTCTCCTCCCAGGCGTTGCTGCCCAAAGCGACCGGCAGTGACCACTCCACCAGCCAGGTGCGAAGGCCTGGCTGCGCCGCCGCCGTGTCTTCGGGCAGTGCGGCGATCACATCGATCGCGCCGCTGGCCGCGCCGGGGAACCGGCCGAGCTGGTGCAGCCAGCCGGCGAGCGCGACGGCGGCCTTGCGCAGCTGCAGTGCCGCGTCGATAGCGGCGGCAGCGACGACGACGCGTGCCTCGAAGCGCAGCAATGCCTGCATCTGCCCGCTGCCATCGTCCTTGTCCTTGCTGCGATCGCAGCGGGTCATTGCCAGCAGGCAGGCGGGTGTGGCCAGGCCTTCAGCACCGGGTTCGCGATAGAACTCGACGGTTGCGAAGTCCGGGAAGCGGGCGCGGATCGCGGCTTCGATGGCGGGGTGCAGTGCGTCGAGAATGGAAGAGGAGGAGTTGGTCGCCATGTCAGCTCGTGCGTTGAATGGGAGTACGCGCCTGGTTGGGGACGCGCGCTGTCTGCATCCAGTGTTGCCATCACCCGCCGCATGGGACATTGCAGGCGTGGCCGCGGGGATCAGCGCTGTTGTCGCGCGGTGGCCGTGCCGGTGGCTGTGCACTCTGCAGGCGCCATTGGCGCTGTACCGTTGAGGGTGATCCCCTGCTGGCTGCCGAGGCTGCACAGCAGGGCACGCAGCTGGTCGGCCAGTGCGTGGTACTGCCGCGCGACGGCAACGTGATTGCGTAGCAGCGCATTGTCGTTGGCCGCCTGCAGGTCCGGCAGCTCGTCCGGCGCACGCAGCTGCGCCGGGGCGATGCTGAGATCAACGCGACAGGGCGCGACCGGCGTTGGCTTCGCGCCAGATGCGCACGAACTCAGCATCAGCATCGCCGCGGTCACGGCCAGGAGTCTTGGCATGGGTCTCGATGTCCTGTTGCAGGGTTTGGAATTGCCGGGTGCGTTCGGCCTGCGTGGCCAGGCGCTGCGATTCGGCCTGCGCACCTGCGCGGGCGTTGCCGAGGTCCCGCTGATGTGCGGCCTGCGCCGCATCAGCGCGCGATGCCTGCTGTGCGGTCTGGACGGTGGCGATGGCAAGGTCCGCGCTGCGGTCGCGCAGCGTCCACCCCAGCCAGGCACAGCATGCATGGGTACCGGCGAGGACCAGCAGGCCCATGCGGAACCGCAGGGCGACGGGCGTCACTGCAGGCCTCCGCCGGCGGCGCGGTAGGCCACGCGCAGTGTTTCCAGCGCATGCTCCTTCTGCCCGTAGCCGGCGCCCGGCAGTGACGCCCAGATACGTCGTGCGGCGTTGATGCCGGCATCGAAGCGACCGAGGCGGATCAATTCGTAGGCACCGCATTGCTTGAGCAGCGCCACGGCCGCGCGGTCCTGCGAAACCGGGCCGAAGTCGGGCAGGCCCAGCCGCGCGCGCAGGTCATCCCAGGTACTGCGCAGGAACTGGTAGCGACCGGCGGCACTGGACTTGATGCCATAGCGTGGCAGCGACACCAGCACGCGGGGATGGTCGCGGTAGTCGTTGAACAACTGGCCACCCACGATCACGTCGTAGCCGCGGTCACGCGAGTGCTGGCTGGGGATGTCGGTGCCTTCGGATACCGCCAGCATGTCCAGGAATGCGGCGACGTTGGCCCCACCGAGGGCGCTGGCTGCAGCGGCGGTCATGCGGCGGCCCCCGGCTGCTTGCGCACCAGGTTCAACAGCGCGTCTATCTGCACGCTCTGCTGGGCGATCTGCGCGCGCAGGGCGTTGACCTCGCCGCGCAGTTGGCCGATCTCCTGGGCCATTGCTTCGCGCTCGTGCATCGGGCCGTCGGCGCGGGTACGCTCGGCTGCGAGCTGCTCCTGCAGGGTGCGCAGGGTGTTGCTGGTGGCCT